CCCAAGGCCGATTCTGCACTCGCCGTAACCGAGCCGCCGGCAGACTCAAATGTAACCCTGGTGTCCATCGAGGCGGATGGGTTTGATGACACGGCGACGTACACGTTCTCCTACCAGAGCCTCGCGAACCTGTACGACTCGGATGTTCTTTTGCAGGAAGTGACTACTGACTGTGGGCAGATTCTTTTTGTCGGCTCTTTCCGGGGCACGAAGAATTTCGTCCAGTTTTTGGACTACGAACTGGATGTCGCGACGAACTCCATCAAGTGGCTGCCGGAGACTTCTGCGGAGATCACTGGGGCTGAGGTGGAGACGTTTGATCTCAGTGCTCAGCCATATACGTTGAAGCTCACTATCGACGGTGGCACGGAGCAGGCTGTGGTCTTTTCGAATGTCGATGGGGAAGACTTTCTCGTAGCGGCTGCTGCACTGGCTGCTGAAGTGGCGACGAAGATTCAGACGGAGTTGGCGGGGATCGTGACGGCGGCGGGCGTGGGGGGACAGGTGGTCATCACGACCGTCTCGACGGGTCCTAACTCTTCGATCACTATCGGTAATGGGACGGCGAATAGCGCCTTGGGCTTCACGAATGGTTCACTCGCGGAAGGTGCTGGAAAGAACCCGGCTCAAGGCGAGGAATTCTTCATCACGTATAAGTCTGTGCGCCCCGAGAGCGAGTTCAATCGCCCGATCCTCAGCACGAGTTTTGATCAGTTCATCGCCCGCATTGGGGATATCGCTTCTGACAACGCTCTGGCGCTTGGTGGGCAGATCGTGTTCGAGCAGAATCCACCCTTCGTGTACCACATCCAGGTGAAGAACACTGGCACGGGTGCTGCGGCACAAGACCTCGATTACAAAGAAGCGATTAAGGGCGCTGAGTTGAATCCCGATCTCACGGACATCGTGGTTCTTGGACACCCCACCACAAACGCTGGTGGAAAGAAGCCTCTTATTCGCGCTGCTCTTCGTGAGCACGTCATCAGCATGTCGAGCCTTCAGAATAAGGCGGAGCGTATGGGTTGGTTCGGTATGCCGATCAATACGGTTCGAGGGGATGGTGAGACCCCGGGGACGTTCGTCTACGTGGCTACGCAGGAGTTGCAGGTTTCTGCGGATAGCCCTGGCCGTGGACGATTCGTCCTTACTGCTCCGTCCTTCGTGAAGAAGACCTTCCGCTTCGCGGATGGGTCGGTAAAGCAGTTGACGCTTGACGGTACGTACATCTCGGCAGGATGCGCAGCGCTCATGGCTAGCTTCCTCAGCCCGGCTGAGGGCCTCCTCCGCAAGGAAGTGGTAGGTTTCGATGAGGTGGAGCAGTTGACGATTGGAGACCGCGACTTCCTGGCGCAGAACGGCGTCAACATCATCCAGGCGAGGGCGGGAAGTAACGTTGTGTTTGATCCGACTGCGACTGATCAGTCTAGCGCCGAATTCAAGGAACTGAACGTGATGGCGCAGAAGGATAACATCGTGAAGCGCGTGCGTAAGTCCACGGACGATACCCTCATCGGTATTGTTCCTGACGACCTGGCGCAGTTCATATTCGAATTGAAGGCTGTGGTCGCTTTGCAGTTGACCTCGGCTGTTGCGGAAGGGGCCATCGCCAGTTTCCAGAACGACGACGGCACAATTCGGAACATAGACTTGCAAAACGACATCATCGTCAAGCGCCGGCAGAACGACCCGACTGCCTACGACTTCCGTTTTAGCTTCTTCGTGAAGTTCATCGTGAAGCGGCTGTTCGGAACCTTCAGCGTCGTCATCCCGAGTGGCGTGTAAGGGAGGAGTGAGTCATGCCGATTCCTAATACTAGGACTGCCTCTCAGCACATCATCAGCATCCGGCTGAAGGGTGTGACTGTAGGCCTCATTCAGCGCTGGTCGCCGCGTCAGACGCGCCGCATGACGCCGATCTATGAGATCAATCAGGTCACGTCGGGTCGCCGTGTGGACATCGTTCCTGGCAACGTTGAGACTCTTCAGATCGACGTGGATCGGTACGACCTTTTCAACACGCGCATGCACCAGGCGTTCGGGTTTAGCGCTTCCGCCATCAACTTGGCCGACCATACGACCCCGTTCGACGTGCAGGAGTTGTGGCAGCTTCCTTCGGGGTTGGTCATTGGGACCATCTACCAGGGGTGTTGGTTCACGAACATCGGTCGTGAGTACACCGCTACTGGAGATAGGGTCATCATGGCCCGGGGTCAGCTTGAAGTCACGGACATACTCAACCTCTAATGACCAAGCCCGGTGATTCAGGATTCCTAGATGGCTGATCTGGCACTCAATCCCACCATTGGTTCTCCCTGTCGGGTCTACCCTCGGGACAACGGCAAGTTCGCTGGTCCGAGCGGGGTGCCCGACAACGATGGTGGTGTTGGCGTCAGCGTGAGTAGGATCGAAGGGTCAGGCACTGTTGGTACGTATCAGCCTCAGCAGTCTGATAGTGCGGATGGCCCGTGGGAAGACGTGGGTGCCGCTCTTGCCGCTGGTTCTAATAGTGTGGCGATCAAGGCCGCTTACGTCCGTGTGGTTCTGGTAACGAGTCCTGGTGCGAACACCTCTGTTCGTGTTTGCATCCGCACCGACAACGAGTAATTTCCCTCCCATCAACATGCGGCTCCCCGCCGCACAACCCATAACCCGTAATTTGTAAGGAGCCATTATGGCAATGCCGAAGTCCGCGGTGAACCCGCTGGAAGATTTGTATCAGCTCATCTCGCGTGGTGCAGTTCAGAGAGACATTGTGGTCGCTCGTGGTGACAAGACTACGACGTATACACTGCGGTCGTTGTACGACGAGGATTACACCTGGCGTGATCAATTCGTTAACATGAGCAGCCCGGCTGCTATGGTATCGTCTCAGAAGTCTCCTACGCTTGCTATCGCCACGCTTGCCATCGACGGGATTCCTGTGGAGCAAATCTCCGACTTGCAGAAGATGGATGACCTGGACCTTCCGCAGTCTGTCAAGGACTCGATCCGTGAAGGAGCGAAGTATCTCCCCGCGTACAATCTCCACACTCATGTCTATTCAAAGCTCCCCCGTGACTACGTGGTTGAGCTATACGAAAAGTACCTGCGCGAGGTGGAAGCGCCCGCCCGGAAGGTGGGCACTGACGAAATAAAAAACTCCTAAGCCAGTATCCGCTTCTTGAAATCAAGCAGCGGGTGCTGGCGGAATGGGGCGTACCCCCGACTGACGAGCGGTTGGGGAAGATGAACACGGCACGGTGGGTATTGTCCCACTACATGCTTGTGGACAAGGAAAGGCGGTGGATGAGGCTGATGGCACGCTTTGTTGGTACAGACACGGATGCCTTCCGTACTGATCAGAAGTACGATATGGACTCCGCACCTCGCATTTTTCCTCTTGCCGCGCTCCTGAATCCGGAAGCATATGGGAGGTTCGTGGAACAGGAAGAGGGTGGAGGCATAGAAGAGGTGCCGGACAGCATCTTTGCGAAGCAGGTTGACGATCTTTCAGCGGCTGGCTTGCTGTCAGACATCGACGTGATCTCTGACGAGATAGATTTGAAGGTTAAGAAATTCAAGCGCGACGCTATGGAGGCTCGCCTTCCTCCTATAGGCAAGTTAGGTAAGTAATGGCAAACGTGTCTCCTCAGGAGCAGTCTGTGCTCGATGCGTATTCGGCGTTGTACAACAACGACCGTACGGCTGCACTTACTATCCTCAGACAACTCGGTCAACAGCACCAGGAACAGACAGCCGGCTACCTTAACGATTTTCGTGAGAAGATCGAGCGCATGGGTGCTGGTGGTAAGGCGTTGGATATCGGGTTCCGAGTGGGAGATCGGATCAGTAGCATGGTCTTAAACGACATCCGAAGCTTGGCGGGAGGTTCGGGGGGTTTTGGAGAGGCAGCGAACGAATTCGGTAAGATCATCGGCGATGCACTTGGCTCTCACATGACGACGAATGTGGGGAAGGCTTTTGCGAAGTGGGGTGTTGGTGGCGGTGTTGAGTTGCTTCTACGTGGCTTCGGGATGTTCGAGATGTTCCGGATGGCCGGCGCACGCTTGGCTCCTATGATCACCGCTGGTAGAGGTACGGTAGGGGAGGGGGGGAAAGAGAGTTCTGCGGACTTCGCCCGCGCGGGAGCGCAAGCGATCAGTCGAATCGCAGAAATCCGTCAGCAGACTGGCGCATCCCAGGGTGCAGTGTTGGGTGTTCTCACGGAGCTTTCCCGTGTCGGTGTGGCGTTTGATGAGGCGGGAAAGAAGGCAACGCAGTACGCCTTGGCTGCCGACATGATGCTCAATCTTGAGCCAGGAACGGCGCAGACAATCATGGTGTCGTTGATTCGTGATTACGGTGAGGCGTGGGGTGACGTGAAGCCGATCCTTCAAGAAGTGGCTGAGTCGGCGGCATATTGGGGAGAAGTGAATGCGGAGAATGGCGACGGGCTTTCGAGTTCTCTCAAGGGGCAAGCGAACATTGTGAATTCCTACCAGGCGATGGCGCAGGCCATGAAGGGGACGAATGTGGATATGGTGGGATTGAACAAGGTGATGTTGTCGTTCCGGGACGTGATGGGGGGTATCGGTATTCGCCCTGCCGCTATGACGGCGACGATGACGGACTTCTTCAAAGGCGCGATGCCGCAAGGTGGGTCAGTAGGAGAGACGTTCACGCAGACTTACTTCTTCAAGGAAATGTTGGCGCGTACCCCTGAGGGACGAGAGGAGATGCAGAAAGGTTTGGCTTACGCATCACAGCATGGCATCGACCCCAAATTTTTGACCGTGGCCCTCGATCAGATGTTGGGTGCTGGAAGCCTCGATACTACGGCGCACTATGGGAACATTCTCACTGGTCTCGCGGCGGAGAAGTCCACACTTTCCGGAAACGAAGAGCAGAAGAACATGTACATGCAGATCAAAATGCAACAGATGCACCTCGTATCTGGTACGAAGAACGCTTATCTTGTCCTCGCCCTCAGCGATTCGTTGAGGAGGGTGCAGGGGGCCAATCCCGGCATCTCGATGCAGGAAGCGGTGAAGTTAGCGGGGAAGGACCCGAGTGTCCTTGCAGCGATCCCTCTTGATCAGCGAGACAAGTCCCCCGAGAAGCTGCTTGCAGATGCGTTCGGGAGAGGGGAAGCCGTGCTCTCTGTTGAAGAGAAGATCGGGTTGGCTGCTGAGCGGATGAAGCCACTCGACTGGCTACTCAGGGGTCGCCCTAGTCTAGGGGGAGCCCCGGAGGCTAGTCCGTCTCCTGTCGCCAATACGACACTAAAACCCACGGATGGTCTTGTGACGCGGTTCCTCAATTCTGTCAAGACTGCTCTCGATCCGGGGTCAATTTCTGGAGCGCCCATACCTCCACCGAGCATTATCGCCCCTCCGCGTATGAGTGGGTCCAACAGACGCCACCCTGTGGCGTCGTGGTCGCATCCCACATCCGGTGGTACGACTCAGACTCTCCTTTCTGTAGATGATAAGTTTCTTGATTCGGATGTCGTATCCCGTATGATGGCAGGTATCGCAAAGGTAGAGAGTTCAGGAAGGGGTGATTACAATGCCGTGGGTGTCCCGGTGACGAAGGGGCGCTACAAGGGTCAGCGGGCGGTCGGGCGGTATCAAGTTATGCCTGGGAACATTCCAGCGTGGTCTAAGTCCGCCCTGGGGAGGGAAGTTACACCAGAGGAATTCGCCGCGAGTCCTGAATTACAGGACAAGATTGTGAAGCATCAGGTGGAAAAGTACTTCGCCAAGTATGGCAGTGAGGATGACGTGTACAGCGCGTGGCTTACAGGTAAACCACGGCGGAGCGCCGGCACGGTGTCAGATGATCTTGGTACGAATGCGGGGACGTATTCAGCACGTGCATCTCGGGCAGCGGCGCTTGGAAGCGCTGCCAAGGGGTCGCGGGGGTAAGGTATGGCTGACACTGATGACGCGGCGAAACTGGTTCGCGATGCGGAGATGCTCTACCAGAAGACTGGACAACTGTTAGAAGAGCACTCTCAGAAGTTGAAGATCGCTATGGAGAACATAGCGAAGACGCACGCTGAGGTGCTTCAGGTCGCAGTGAAGCATTCCGACGAGTTGTTTACCCGTTCGTGGAGCGGAATGATGGAGCGTTTGGGTGAACAGACAACCCGGATACTCAGTGAATCCGCATCACGAGGAATGCGTTTGAGTTTGTCTTCTGGCATGATCAACGACTTGAAGCCAGGGTTAGGCGAAGCGGGAAAGGCTATCGGGAGCACGCTTGGAGAGATGGCGGGAGGAGCCCTTGGGCTGTGGTTTGGTCCAGCGGGTGCCGCCATCGGGGCGAAGGTTGGGGCTGTGGCGGGTGGGGCTGTAGTCGGCTCTGCGCAAATGCAGCTAGAGGGTTATCGAATGCTTGGTGCCCGTGTTACGCCTGTTGCGTACGCGGGTAGAGGTGGAGCAGACGAAGGCGACTTCGAGAAGACTGGAAGGGAATACCGTCGGTCCATTATGGAGATTGTCGTTACCACGGGTGCGGCGGCCGATGCTGTTGAGAAGCTTGCAACGGCCCTCTCGTATGTCGGTGTGGGGTTCCTGGAGGGGGGGAAGGAAGCGTCAGCATTTGCCTTGGCGGCTGAGCGGGCGATGAACATTCAGCCTGGTGTAGTGGGGAAGTTGGAAACGCGGGCGATCCGGCAGTATGGGGAGTCGTGGGAAATCGTGAAGGGGCAGATTGACCTCGTAAACATCGAAGTGGTGAAGATGAACATGCTCGTGAGAGATCAGGGGAACGCCATCGCCAATACGTGGAAGAGTGCGGACTCGCTGATTGACGCGATGGGGCAAATCGAATCGGGTGTGAAGAACACGAGCATGTCTATGGAGTCGATGAACCTTGTCTCTTTGAGTTTGTTAGATACGATGACGAAAGCGGGAAATGTTCGCCCCGGTGCGATGGTTCAGACAGCGACGAATATCATGTCTGCTCTTGGTCCACGTGGTGGCAAGGATGCCTCTGATGAGCAACGTCGAAGTGCAGCGATCCAACTGCTCTTGGAGAGGACAGGTGTGGGTCGCGGCGAACTGACTCTCTTACGGGAGAAGCAGAAGCAATATCCGGGAATGGGTCTCGCCTCCGCCGCAGAGATGAACGCGAACACGAGTGAGCTTGGTGGCGCCGGCTTCACCATGGGTATGTTGCTTGGCGTCAACGACCTGGCTAAAACTGCGGGAGTTGAGAAGACACAGACCATCTTGGGTACGATGCTGGGGTCGAGTCTATCTCAAACAGAGCTTGCACGCTTGGCGGAGTCCGCGAGTAATTTGCAGAAGATGGGGTATACGAAGCCGATGACCCCGAAGGAGATCGAGATTGAATCTGCGAAAAACCCGGAGTTCAAGAAGGAGTGGGAGAATGTCAAGGACGTGACGGAGCGGGCGAAGAAACAGGGTGAAGCACAACTGTCAGCGCTCGACAAGATCGGCAATCTTCTCAACGAGATTTCCATTTGGACGAATGGCACGACGGGGCAAATGCGTGATCGGGTAGGTCAAACGCTGGGTATTTCGAAGCCAGGCGAGCACACTTCGTGGACGAAGCTTCTCACAACAGACCCTATCCCGGGGATGCTTGGTGTCCCTCAGCAGGGGGTATCAGGTGGCGCGCAGACGACCAACAGCACAGGGCAAGCGAACGTTCGAGATCACGAGCCTGACCGTGAGACTATACACATCCCCGATCACATGGCGAAGAACGTGGTTGAGGGCTCCCTCTCACGGCTGAAGGGTGCCACCAGCCCGGGGCACTAAGGTCTTGCAATATGGAGAAAATCGGGTATCATGGACCTATGAGAGACTATCTGAAAGAGCTTAAATCGGAGGCGGCCGGTGTCAGGATAGGCTCGGATGTCACCATGACGACTGTGACGGGCGTGTCGCTCTTGGGGAGTCCTGACTTGTATGAGACGCGGGAGAAAGGTCTTCGGCTGCGATTCGGGACGGAGAGGGAAAACGTTTGGAACGCGCTACGGCTGTGGTTTGCCTCCGCTGTCCTTTTTGGACTCTGCTGGTTCGGGTTCGCCGTCATCAGCGGCGCCGTCATTTTTCCGTTCCCACATCGTGACGCCTTGATGCTATTCTGCGTGCGGTCGCCGTTCCTCGTTGGACCGATGGGTGCCATATTTGCTGTCGTGGTGAGTAACCGCCGCCGCCGTAAAGAGATTCGCCGCCTGCGAGGTCTCAGTGACACTGATTTCCTTCGTGAGTGGACGGAATTCGTGGAACAGAAGCGTGCCGAGAACGCCCGGCAGCAGCGCGAGTTCGAGTTGGATGATCAGGCTAGACGAACGGCAGCGTACATCCGCCGGGACATGCGCCGGGAGTATTCGTAGTAAGGTCGCAGGAGTTTAGGCGCTCTGCGGAAGTCGGGAACACCGCCGCACAGCGAGGATATCATGAGAAGTGCCACTACTACCATTTACCGCGATAACTGATCTCCTCTTCGCGAATGTACAGAAGGACAACCTCCAAGGACTGAAAATCTGGACCGACCAGAGTCTCCTGAATGCGAGCGGAACGGGGCCAAGCCAGGAATCGTTTATCCGCATTCAGGTCGTCCCCCAGAACATCCAGTTCACCCAGCGGTCACGTATTTCGGAGCAAGTCATCAAGGATGGTCGAGCCTTCTTCTTTTGGAGGAAGGACCGTAAGTCGAGCCACCTTGATCTGTTGGAGATACAGATTTCGGGGATCACCCGCTCGCTCGCCCAGGAGCCCAAACGGCTCGGCGGTTTGGCAGCTCTACAGCAGATTGGCAGAGGAATTGCTTCTGAGGTTCCTCTCATCGGCAATTTGGTCGGTCATACACCCTCGCCGCCTCCAGAGAAGGAGCCGACTCCGAAGCAGAAGGAGTGGTTGCGGCTTTGGAGGGTTACTCGTGAGCCGTTCGTGGTTGAGAACGGGATCAACGAACACCACATCCTCCTCGAAACACCCGCACTCCCTTGGGCTGGTGGGATACAGTTTGTCGGACACTTCACCGCGCCGATTCAGTTTTCCGAAGTTGCCGAAAACCCTTTTCTCGTGTCGTGGCAGTTGGGTCTCATTGTCCACTACACGATCCCGAGTTTCGACACGCTGTTCAAGATGATGGATCACAGCACCGCGAGGGTTGGTGTGGGTACTGCGGCGAATCCGGGGGGTGGTCCGTCGGAGCCGACGCCTCCGACAGATGTGCCAGGTCCAGGTTCTCCTTCCCCCGCATGGGAGGAGCACTCGTCTTTTATCCCTGATCCGAACGCTCCCTTTTTGAAGGGCGATCTCTCATAATGGCGCTTCGAGCAATAGATGATCCGGCTGGGGGCACCAGCACCACCACCGTTGTCAATACTGTTGGTGTCGCAGGCGGCGTCACGACGACGGTGCAGGGGCCTCCTGTTTCTGCGGGGGGGTCCGGGGAGGCATCGCAACCCCTTCCGACTCGCACTCCTACTCCGTCGAAGATCGAGCCGGATATCCGTCCATTGCAACCGCCGACGACGCTCGGACCGCGTGTATCGAATGAGGTGCGAAGTACCCCGAATGAGAGCAGTGTGTTCGTGGGCGCCCCTGACTTCCGAGTTTTCATTTGGGGCATTGAGGTATCGTCCGATGTGTTCTCAGTGAGCACAACGTTGACGTTGAATGAGACTGTCAGTACGGCGATGATAAATATCGTCAACGACAACGAGAAGTGGATCGTCCCGCCTGGCTGGGCCGCTTTGCACCTTGACTCGATACCCGACGGTCTTTCCGAGGAGGAACTCGTCAAACGAATCGGGGGGTACAACTTTCCTACCAATACGAAGTCGAGTGAAGAGGTCGGCATTCACAAGTTTGCCATGGCGAAGCATGCGGCTATGCGCGAAAAGTTGTTGCGCGATACGCCGCTCTCGAAGGAGACCATCCAAAAACTCGAAGCGATCATGAAGAACAGCGCCATCTACCCGCTTCTCCCCGGCTCGTCTGTATTCCAGATGGCAGACCCCATTCGCGTCTTCTTCAAGAACCCCTGGAACTTGGGGAACCCGCACCCTCTGCGACAGTCTGCGGCATCTGGACTCAGCACAAATGACGCTCTCACACTGGCGCAACAAGGCATCACCTTGGAGGGGGAGGATGGGGAGCAGCTCTCTCCGGACCAGATGCTTCAGTCCTCGAATGAGGAGGAGTGGTACTTCGCGTTCACTGGGTACATCGCGACTGTGACGGAGGATTTTGACGCGCAGTCCAACCGTTCGATTCTTCGGTTGCAGTGTGAGGATATCCGTCGCCTTTTGCGGTATATGCGAACGACGACGAGCCCCAACATCTTTGACATGAACATGTACGATGAACCACTTACAGTTCGAGTTGGCGGAAAAGAGCCTTCAGACTTGAAGAAGAGTGGGGCGGTATCAAGTGACCTCGCACTGGTGACGGGGAGTGCTGACATCAAATCTGGCATGCAGATCGTACGCACGGAATCATCGGGTCTGGGTTTGATGGAGTTGCTGTTGTTTGGAGACTTGGAACAGTTGTCAACCGCTGCGAATACGATCCAACAGCCCACTGGGAAGGGGTTGCTGGCAGCGTCTGTTCTCGGCTTCTCCGAAGAGGGGAAGCAAGTCTTTAGACTTCCCGTGGACAACAACTACGAAGGGCAGTTGACGACTCCGAGAGTGGACGGTCGTTCAATCCTTGATGAGTTGTACCCTATCCTCACGCCTCAGGAAGTCGAGGACTTCGGGAGTGATTGGTCGTTGGGGCAAGACCCGAACGCGGCACCAGGGGTGAGAAATCGCGTGGATAGACCGAATCGCCTCTTTGTGATCTTTCCCGACTCTGCGCACTTCCCGCCGTTGAAGTACCCTCCAAGTTGGTCGATGCGAATAGACTTCTACTCCGAGTTTCGGTCACGCCTCGATGTCATCAACGAGTTCGTACAGATTGCTGATTTGATATGGTACGCTACGCCGAAGGGGGATATCGTGATCGAGTTCCCCAGCTATGATGCGCTGCCTCAACTTCATCAACCGCCGTGGAACAGTATCTTCACTTTACAGAATGAGTTCTCGCGATTCTCGTTCTCGGAGGATGACCACGAGATCAAGACCTTCACGATTGTGTCTGCATCAGCGACTGATGCCCTGGATACTAGCCCCACGGCCCCGTTCCTCGCGTATAAGACGAAGCCGAACCCAGAGTTGATCGCTCGGTATGGGGTACGCGAGCAGCGTTCTAATAGACCCTTCTTGTATGACGAGGAAACTTTGCCGGGGGCGTTGGAGGGTCTTACGTCTATGCTACAGGAGTTGGCCAACTCGACGGCGTACCGACTCGACGGACTGGAGATGCTTCCCAATTATCGCGCGGTGCCGGGGAGAGCGTACCTCTTCACGTTCCGCAACCTCATAGGTTTCTGCGATCAGGTTTCCCACCAGTGCGTGTGGGGTGGGTTGGCGCAGACGGTGTATCACTTCAAGTACATCCGACACTTTGATGCCGTGACGAATAACTGGACGAAGATTTCGGGAAACTTTGGGTGGAGTTGGAAGAAGCCATCAGACGACGGCGCGGTTGTGGCAGGTGCGGATTTTGTCACTACCAAGAAGGTTGATGCGACCTCGGCCGATCCGCTCCCGAACATGCTTCAAGACCGACTCGACAAATTGGAAAAGATCGCCGCGACGGAAGGTCCGCAGGTTGCGCCTGAGCAGGCGCTCCGCCTGACGGCTATCCAACAGCGGTTGACGGACCCTAACTTCCCGCCTGACTTGATTGAGCGACAGCAGCTCTTGCAAGAATTCAATGCCATCACCCTACAGGGTGGGGGTCAGGCTATCGAAGGAGTCTTGTAGTGGCAGACGCTCGAATCTCCGCCGCACGGGGGTATTACGACCGCACCCTTCTCGCTATGATCACTGCTGTTGATTCGGCAGAGGGGAAAGTTACGATCGCGTTCATGGATCAGGCTGGCGTCCGGGCTGGTGTCCCCATACCAATCTTGGGGATGTCTGGTGACGCATGGATTCGTTTCTGCCCGCAGGTGAACGATGTTGTTGCGGTGGGCATCCGCCCAGATGATTCGGCAGTCATTTTGTCCTGGGTGCCGTACAACTACGCTAACCGGACTAAAGCCTTCGATAAGAGTGAAGTGAACGCTGCCGGCGGCGTTGGTCCGGAGATGCACCAACAAATCAAGCCTGGTGAAATTGACTTCCGTGCGAAAGGCGGCGGCTACTTGCGCATGAACAACATCGGGGACGTGTTGATCATGAGCCTCGCCGGTCGGATACAGATGTTTGGACGTGAGGGCTTCACTGAAATAAGTCAGCTTGGGCTCAAAATCACAGACGGCAAGTCTTGGTTGCGGTTCGGAGCGCCGTTCCGCTTCTTCCCTGGTATCTCGGCGCGGGAGCTTCCGACGAGCGGGGTGGGACTGCCTCTTAACAAGCCGAGTGACCTCCGTGAGCGTGATATGCGCCTCTACGAGCAGGACGGCCATCTCCTTGTTCAGGAGTCGCTCGGTACGGTCATAGACGAAGGTGGTACGATTGAACTGAGTGGTACGTCCGGCTCTGGCGCGGCGGGGGAGGTGGGGAAGACGATCAAGGGTGACAGCACGGCAGCGTTGGATTTCGCCACTGATCTGGTTGACCCGGCGGCGCTGGCAGAGAAACTTACAGGCGTCGCGGACCACATCGTGGATTTGGCGTCGCAATTCGTGGCGAGCATTGGGGTCGCAGTGACTTCAGTCGTCGGGGGTGTTTCAGCGGTCTATACATCCCTGGGTAAGGTGACACAGTTCACTTCGATTGCACAGACGGTTGCTGACGTGAAGGGAATCGTCACGGGGGCGGGGGCCATCGCGGACGGACTTGATCAGCTACGCGGCATCGGCGCGGTGGGAAACACTCTGCGCTACCGTTTGCTCATCAACAAGGGCGGCAAGCAGGTGGCGTGCTATGACATTGACTCGGACGGGGGGATTGTTCTCTCGTCTGAGAGCCCTGTTGGGACGACGCTCAATGCCAATAAGGGAGGTCTCGTCTTTTACGCAAAGAAGGGCATCAAGATGATCGCGAAGGGACTCGCCGCCACGTTTGAGTCGTTAGCTTTTACGACTTCGAAAGACACCCAACTGGTCGCGGGTCGGAAGCAGATACGCACGGCCGGCACGGACATCGTGGACTCGGCGACGAACATCACTCAGGTGGCAGTGGAGGAAGTCGCTATCGGCGCTGGGATAAGCGTGAAGCTGGTTGTGGGTACATCATCGGTCATGGTGGACGCGAGTGGTGTGATAGTCCAGACGGCGGGGAATGCGATAGTGAACGCGAGCGGGGCGGTTGATGTCACAGGTGGAACAGTCAATATAACAGGTGGGATTGTGTCGATATCGGGTGGTTTAGTAACCATCAACTAGGAGAGAAAATGGCAGCTTCGGTTAAGAGAACTGTAAACAGCGACCCCACCTTCACGGTTCAGAGTTCGGAAGGAAACAAGTCGCTGGCTTTCGGCGGGGTCACGACCGTTTCTTCACTACAGTTGCGCGCCGCCTCTGCGGTGACGATCATCATCAACGGGTCGATCACTATACCGGCCTCCGCACTCCGATTCTCAGCGAACGCTGGACAGATCACGGCGGTAACAGTCAGTACAGGCTCAGTGTCGCCCGTGAGTGTTTCCTACACGTTGGTGGAATAATGCCGAAATTCGAAGCCGTCAACGGAGACAAGGTGGGGACAGGGCTCATCATCGCCACAGGGGCGCCTGCGACCTCCTATGGGCTCCCCATCGCCTTGGATGGCGACCCAGTGACTGCGCATGGTCTTGCTCCGCACGCCGCCGCCACGATCATCGCGTCGCAGACGGCGTACAAGGTGAACGGGAAGAACGTCTGTCGGATAGGGGACATGGCCACGTGCGGAGACACTATTTCGGCAGGTCCGGGAAACCTTCTGACCGTACTGGTGGGTCCGTAGGAGTATTTGCAAATGCCGTTCGATAAATGCCTCTTCGAAATTCTCGGCAAGTTGGGAGCCTCTGAGCTTACGGCATTGTGCAATTTCCTCGACACGAAGATCAATACCCTCGAACAAGAGCTTAACAAGGCACTCGCATTCACAAATGTTTTCCAGGATCAGTTTAATCAGATAGACCAGCAGTTGCGTTCCGCTGAGAGTCTTTTTGCGAGTGCCCTACAGGATAGTACCCTACTTGGTGTGGCCATTAACCTCGGTCCGAATTGCCCGGGGATCGCGGATGTGTTTGGAAGTGCTTTGGGGACAGCGGGTGTTGTGACGACAATCATCAACGATGCGGCATACGCCGCACGTCAGATTCTCACGGTGAACGGCATCATTCAGACAATCAAGAACGAGCAGGCGAGCCTCATCGCGGACCTCCACGACATTTGTCGAATCGTCCAACTTATCATATTGGAGAATACGGACGCCGTGGCGGAATTCACGTCGGGGCGGGTGAAGTCGCTTGCAAAATTTCTCCCGAACAGTAGCAGTGGTGCCACAGACGCCAGCTTGACCCCAGCACAGCTTGCAGCGCGCCAGACTGCTCGTGGATTCTAGGAAATTGACTAATATATGATCATCGTTAGCGCAACCCCGCCTGGTGGGCAATTCGTCGAATTCCTGCGGATTAACATCGTGGCGTCAGATGACGCTACAGCGCCTGTCACCTCGGCACCCTACGAGATTGTCTTTACGACTGATGGGACAGTCCCTCGGATAGACATCGACGGTGTGCCGTTGGATTCTGCGAAGAAGCGCCGCTCTCCGATTAAGAACTTGCCCATAGACCGACCGACGACGCTGAAATTCTTTGCGCGGACGACGAACGGGGCGTTCACGACGAGCGTGTCGAGTGTTTTTTTTGATGTGACAGAGTTGACGGCGAGGAATGAGATACACACAGCCGCACCGAATGTACAAAATTACACTTTGCGGGTGGTGGATGGGGATATCGTGCGCGACAGTCGGGGGCTTTACGACATCGTGTCGGGGAACCGTAAGACGGCACAGGACGTTCGTGAAGTGATCCTTGTGGAGGATGTGCCTCGGAATCGTTCTTCTGGATCGCGGACTCTTCCGCGCTTTGGTTCAGCGTTGAATCGCATTTTAGGGAAAAGCTTCCCCGTGGGGTTTGCGCAGGGGCAAATCCACTCGACTGTGTTTGAAGCGTTGACGTTCCTGATTGAATTACAGCAATCAGAACGGGTGCCGGCGGATGAGCAAATTGCTAGCATCTCGTCGATAAACGTGCTGGCGATTGATCCAACAAGTTTCCGTTACACGTTCTCAGTCAAGACGGCAAATGGGAATACTGTGACGAACTCCGGTATTGTTGGGGGATAAATGGCAATCATCATAAAGACTCGTGCTGAATTGATCAGTGATCTGGCGACCGCCATCAAGGGGCGGGATCAGGCCATCGCTACGGGTTACGGACCAGTCAAGGACATCTTGATTGATCCGGTCAGTCAAGTCGCGCGAGAACTGTACCTTCAGGTGAAGCATGTCTTCGATGTCCAGTTTCTCAAGAATGCGGAGTTGATGAGCTTTGAGGAGTTGGACCTCCTCGGTGGGTCGTTGGGTATCAAGAGGAAAGGACCAATCCAAGCGGTGGGGTCGGTGTTTTTCTTCACGAGTAACCGACCGACGGCGGATGTCGTGATCCCCTCTGGTTTTCCGGTCACAACGACTGCTATTGCCGGTTCCGTTGCGTTCCAGTCGTTTGTGACGACGCGGGCGACAACATTCTTCTTTGTGTCGGCAGATGCGTTCTTCAATCCAGCGGCCGGCGTTTTCGAATTCGAAGTCCCGATCCGCGCACTCATCCCCGGGAGTTCAGGCAATGCTGCTGCGGGGACGATCAGGACGATTCAACGCCAGCAGCCGGGAGTTGCAGGGTGCGTGAACAAGTCTGGCACCATCGGTGGGCGCGACACAGAGACGAACACCGAGTATGCTCGCCGTATCCGCCTTGTCCTTCTCGGTACGGATCGAGGCACGGTCAACGGACTGCGCCGTTTCGGGCTGGAGGACGAGCGCGTCATCGACGCTCTTGTTGTGCAGTCGGGCGACCCTCTGCTCACGCGCACGGAGTCGGTCGCAGGTGCTATCGACGTGTATATTCTTGGGGAGGAGCCGACTATCGACCAGCAGCCTGATACGTACACGAGCTTGGATATTTTCTTCCGCCATGAGCCTCTCGTGTTCCCAACGCCCGTATCGCAGGTGACAGGTGCTATCGTTGGTACGTTGACGGAAGGCCATCAATTCTTCATCGACCGGGACGTTATCCTCGATGGGAGTCCTCGGGCACGTAACCTCTTGCGTTGGAATCGAGGGTGGACAGCAACGATAGATGATCCTGTCGATCTTCCAGCGTTTGGGGAAAGCCTTACCATCGAATACACCTACGACTTGTTGATGTTGGACTTGCAAACTTCCATCGACAAGCCGGAGAACGATGTCCTTGCGGACGTGCTGTTTCGGCGCTCTACGCAGGTAGACCTTAAACTCGCGGCGACGATTAAGGCTGCTGGTGATGTCGTCATTGCGGACCTGACTGATCAGATTCGGTCCTCCCTCACTGAGTTCGTCAATACCCGGGGTCTGGGGGAATCAGTTACGCCATCGGACATTGATGTAACGATTCGTGCGGTGCCTGGTGTAGATTTCGTGTTCCTGCCGTTCAGTGTCTTTGCGCGAGTTGGTGAAAGCGGGAGCGGCACTGTGACTATCGCTAAGAACGAGTTTGCACAATTATCGGATACCAATATCACGCTTGAAATAAGCGTGTAGTTAGAGAGAGGAGGAAGTGAAAATGGCTAAGACGAAGATCACTTACGCAATCAAGAAGTCCAAGATACGCTCAGAGAGTCGCACGGGGATCACATCGCAGTTGGCGGTGAAGTTTCGACACCCTGGTCAGCGTGAGTGGATGGACCTCGGAGTTGTCTCTGAGCGTATTGTCACGAACGCAATGATCAACGATCTACTCGATGTCATGACGAGTGGTGGTGCGTATACAGGCGCGTCTACGCTTAGCACTGTATCGTTGGCTAACTATAAGTTCCACGATTCTGGAACCGGAACGGCAGCGGAACTCCATGTCAACACGGCGCTTCAAACGCCAACCGGAGAAGCACGAGACTCAGGTACGCAAGTTGAATTCCAGTTAGCATCGGGTGAAGCCACCCCAGGACAGTATCGCACCGTAGCAACACACACGTACGCAGGGGCGTTCGCAATCACCGAGCACGGTGTATTTTCGGCATCGAGCGGTCCGAAACTTCTCGACCGTAGCGTCTTCGCTGCGATCAATGTCGTGTCCCTGTCGCAGATTCAATTCACGTACACTCTGACGATCACCGGATCATAGTAGGGCTGAATGGCCACCTTCAGAGATTTCCTTCTCGGGGCGAACTTCGCTCTTTGGGAGGAGTCTATCGCAGACATCTTCCAGTCAATTGAGGATCAGCGGGAAGCCACCCTCAATTCGATCTACTTATCGACAGCGCTCATCTCTGAGTTGGCTGATAGGTATGGTGCGCTCGTTGGGGCAAAGCCTGACTCGACGTGGGAGCTGGAGGTTTTCCGTGAGCATCTCCAGGAGGTAGTCCAAGCCTACCTGCTGATGTCCAGCACCAAGGCGGGTATTCAGCAAGTCGTCGCTGCTACGACACAGATTCCTCCGATCCTGCGGCCGATCAACCTCCTGCAACGTTGGCTGCTGGGATTCCAGTACCTCCCGAACCGTTTCTACCAAGACCTTGACGGCTTCGTCATGGCTGAGGTGGATGGACCCTATGAGATCACCGACGCGAACAACCTCCTCGTTCTGAGAATCAATGGGATAGAACAATCCTTCACGTTGCCTACGGGCGATGCTGTTACGGCGAAAGAGGTGATGGACGCTATCAATTCGACCATCGTCGGTGCTCTCGCTTTCCCCTTCGGCAAACGCTTCGCCTTGGAAACGATTGAGACGGATGTCGGTGGTTCCATCCAGGTGAAGGTGGAGTCCACGGCCGATACACTTTTTGGACTCGACAATACGGAGCGTGACAACGCGCCAAATCCGGGGGGGACAGGCGTACGCCCGTTCGGATGGCGGCTTTCGGGTAGCTACATCCCAACGACTTTCGAAGACCCTATCCCCTTTGGTACTGCCTCACAGCCCATCTCTTTCGACGGCGCCATCTTTGGCACCAGCCAGGCGAAGGTTACGGGGACGATGAAGGAGCCCTTCACTGGTCTTCTATCATCCGTATTCCTCACGAACGGGGGATTTACGAATGATTTCACGGAGTGGGACCGAACTGAAGGTCCGGATTTCTACATCTCCCTTGTGAAGTCTCACAGGGGACCAAAGTCCCTCGCCGTTGCCACGAGGACACGGAGCATTGTGGGTGAGGATGGCTCGAAGACGATCGAGCCGGTCCTCAACACCATCAAGACCTTCCCGAAGTTTGTCCCGGAAGGCTGCACGGTGCTTGTGAAGGGGTTCCATCAGGCGAAGATACCTGGGCCGGTCTACACGAGTCCTGGGGCGCCCATGTCGGTGTACGAGTGGACGCTCTCTAACGCCGTCTTCGGCTACGTCGATCAGCAGTTCTCTAAGGACCCATTGGTCAATGATTTGCGTGCTTCAACGATCCGCTTCACCGACCCGAATGTGAACTTTATCACGAAGGGGGTTAAGGTCGGGATGGCGGTTCACGTTGTAGATAGCGGTAATGCTTTTGATGGGGTGGTCGTGGGGGTATCTACTCATGAACTTCTTCTCGACCAGTGGCGTAACGGTCCGAGTGGTGGACCGACGACTGCGCACATCAGCAATGCTGCACCAGCGCAGTCGGAAGTCACATATACCTTGACGAGTTTGCAGGACTCGTGGCTTAATTCACCGACGGATACGGTTCCCCGAAACTTTGTGGTGTTGGGGGTTCAGACAGACCCTTCCGATTTCCGCAAGCGTGATAAGGTTCGCGTGGATGAGACCCTCCGCCACTTTGGACAGATCACGACGGAGCGGCAGGTGGTGCGGGACATCGCCTCGATTTCTACGACCACGAATGCGAACGATACCCTGGACTTGGTGTGGGGGGCTTCTCCGACGCCGCTCTCCGCGACGCTCAGTACGGAGGGGAACCCTTACTCTGTGTACATCCGTCCACCTGATGGGACACCGTACACTATCTACCACACCCTGAATGAAATCCCTGGATTTGCTCCTGACTTCGCGAAAGTGTCAGCCGACATCGTGTATGAGATTCGCTACTTCGGATTCGACGGGCGTGAGGTGCATTCGGAGCATCACCTTTTCCGTCCTCAGCCGGGAGACGCTTATGAGGCGTTCGTCTTCGAGACGATGACTCCTCGGGGTGGGGAGAAGGTGCAGCTTCTCATCACGGTAGGTCCTGACGAACAGATGACGGAGACGGTAGCGGCTGTTTTCGACATCGCTGTGCCTCTTTCGCAGAAGCACATCGTGCGTGACTCTGAATTGGTGGTCATTCAGGGGAATGGGATTCTCCTTGTGGGTCGTGGGGAGGCGCCGAAGTATGATTACGACATAGACTATGAAGAAGGGACGATTATCTTCCACTCGAACGGTCCTGCGGCTACGCCGCCTTCACCGAAGTCTACTGCTGTACTCCAGTCCGCCTCGATTGTGCAGGTGCAGTATCATTTTGAGCCGAAGGCGGGAGCTGTTGTTAGCATAGACGATGTGACCTTCGAGTGTGCAGAGGCTGGTCTCAACACGGAACTCCACGTCGCGGTGGATGGGACAATGCAGAAGGTCGTTTTCAAGAACCCGAAGGCTCGCGCTCAAGGCCTTATCACCTACTCTGGTGCGCCAGCGGACGGTGATCAAATCCTTCTTGGGAACGAGACGTACGAATTCGATACGGGTTCGCATGACACCGGCACCATCACGTACACGGCATCCCCGGCTGAGGGGAACACAGTCACCATCGGCGGGGCGACTTACGAGTTCACTAGCGATTGTATCGTGGCACCGGGAAACATTTTCGTCCTGCTGGTCGGCTCGGCTGATCAGACGTTCACAAACCTCACGGACATGATCAACTTAGTCAGTAGCGAGGTCGAGGCCTCCATCAACACAGGAACGAATACGGTCACGATCACGGCAACGGACATCGGGAATCACAACCCACCAATTGATTTGAACTTCTTAGGGACGAACTACACTGTCACGCCACCTATTGGTCCCCGGTCGGGCACCCTTACGAGTATCGGTACAAGTGTTTTCGGTGAAACAAATGGTATTGGAACGGTTGCGTCTGCCCCTACGGCGGCTGGATCAGGGTATGCAGTGAACGACATCCTAACTGTGACGACAGGGGGGACAGGCGGTACAGTGAAGGTGACAGTGATCGGCGGTGGGGGATCGGTTACGACAGTCGCTCTGGTCAAAGCCGGAAACGGCTATACGACTGGAGCCGGTAAAGTGACAAGTACGACGGGAGGAGGAACGGGCTGCACAATCAATATCACATCTCTTGTTAGTACTTTCTTCACTACAGAACTTTTCGTTGGTGAGTTGATCGTTGTTTCAGGACAGCAGGCACGCAGGATTGTGCAGATCATCTCTAACACACAACTCATCATTTCAACACCCTGGTCTCCCGATCTTAGTGCTTCCGTTCCGTTTGTATCTCTCGGTGGGTTGACCGGAGGGTCCTTCTCGGACGTGGTGTTGCCGCTCATCGGTGTCTTTATCACGACGGCAGACGAAACATGGGCACGTCTGGTTGAAGCGATTACCGTTCACAGTACGTCAGTCTTCGCAGAGTTTGACGCTGGGGCGAACACGGTTACGGTTCATGCGATCGAGACGGGGCTTGCTGGCAATGATGTTGTCTTCGACACCGCAGGTGCTCCGCCGGTTGTTCTTACTCCAGCGATGGGCTTCCTCTCTGGTGGGACCGATACGCATGCGGGTGGCCATATAGAGTATACGGGGCAACCGGCGGATGGGGAAACCGTCACGGTTGGTGGTGTGATTTACGAATTCGACAACAATGGCTTGAGTACCATAGTTCTTGATCCGCAGGCGGGTACGGTCACAACCACAGGTGTGAACGTTGTTGGAGTGGGGACGGTGTTCACGAGTTTGTCTAACTTCAGCGTCATCGACGTGAGCGGTCAACAGCGCCAGATCATCTTCATAACGGACGACACACACCTGACGGTCGGCGCGATCTTTTCACCTGATTTGGTGGCGTCGGCGTATTCGATCGTTAATTTGGGTACGTTCGTCATCACTATTGGTGCCACGGCTGATGCGACCTACGCCACTCTCGCGGACGCACTTGTGGTGGGTGCGGTGGTCACGGTGACGCAGGACACGGTGAATGGACGTTTGGACCTCGTAGCAGTTGTCGCAGGGACGGTAGGGAACAGTATTGTCTTTTCGGGCTCGATTACGAACGCGGCCTTGGTGCCAAGTGGCGGATTCCTTTCGGCGGCAGTCGATGGAGACTTCACGAACCCTGATGCTCCTACATGCAACGAGGTGAGCGACTTCATCAATGCCCATACGACGGGTCTGACCGCTACTTGCGAGACGGACAATCGCATCACCCTGACGAGTGATGAAACAGGACTCAAGAGCGCTATCATCATCGGTCACGGTTCTGCAAATGGCATCCTGGGCTTCGAGAGTGATAAGGGGAAGACGAACAGCGAAGCAGGCGCCAGACCCGCTTGGCGTCTCAATGTTGGTAAGGACCCTCGCGCACCTGTTGGTAAGTTGGGGATGGGCGGAGTCCTCACGACAGTCTTTACTCCGTAAGGAAACTGATGGGACAGATCGTCGCTATATCTCGCGCATTCCAGCCTGCCAATAAGTTCTTTGGCACGGATTGGCACGCTCGCGTTTGGGTTCGGTCCACGAACCTCACGGTGAAGGCGCACGCCATCCTCTTCTTCGAAGATGATCAAGGCGTTTCGCATCCAAACATCGAGAACAACGTCGGCACGGGAAAGTTAAGTAGCAGTGGAACGACGGTTACTGGAGCTTCTACAGTGTTCACGAGCCAGCTTCAAGAGGGCGACCTCATCCTGGCGGACGATCAAGTACGGCGTGTTGTCTCTATCACAGATGACGGTTCTCCGTTTGGGCTGGAGGTAGACGTAGCCTTTCTTCCGGCTCTCACGACCGAGGAGTTCATATTCCAGAAGTACACTATCCTCAATCCTGCGCTGGCGTCGGTTGCTGTTGAGAATGCGGTGGTCGTCCAGACGACGGCGCGAGACTTCGGCAAATTTGAGGCCGTGGATGTGAAGTTTCTCTTCAATGAGGTAGACCCGTTTGACACCATCGACATCGCCTTCCCATACCTGACGAACGAGATTGGGAAGTCCCTCAACCTGGGAGATAACACGATCCCCCGCAACAAGCAGCGGGAGTATAAGCTTTATCGGATGGCGGTCGCGAACCCTGATGTCTTTACGGGTGTTGAAGCGGGGCTCGTTGGAGCCAACGTGCGTGTAGAGGCGGAGGCGATTGCTCTTTCGGGAGTGGAGTTCACGGTGCTCGCGAACCGAAACTTGTTCCCTTTCTCGGAAGTCGTGTTTCGGTCGGGGATCAAGTCGAAGGGCACGATCCAATACATCGCCCAGCCGGCAGATGGCGACATGATCACGGTTGGTCCGCTCACCTATGAGTTCGACTCCACTCCTGATCCTTCGACAGGCGACCCGCCCGTGTCGATTGCAACGGGAGACTACCTCGTCACTATCGGTCTGACGCCGGAGGCGACGTTCCAGAATCTGGTGGATTTGATCAATGTGACTTCCGCTGCTACGACCGCGAGTCATAACTCGATCAAGCACACAGTGACGATCCAAGCCCTGTTGCCTGGGGTGGAAGGAAACAGCATCATCTTCGCGCAGGACTGCTTGGTTGTGAAGCTCACACCGGCCATTGGGACGCTAGATGATGGTGTGGATGGGGTGGAGTATACGCGAGGCGACGACTACATCATACGGTATGACGATGGCGAGATTGCACGGACTTCTCAAGGGGCGATCCGTGACCCATCTTCTACCGATTTGGTTGTGACGTATTCGTATTTCCCCGGCGAGGTCCCTCTCAACACGAGTTACTCACAGACGATTAAGCCGGTCGGTGTGAAGCTGGAGATCGACCCCACATGCTTGTTCTTCTTCCGGGGTAGGAAGGCTGACTTCAATAGCCCTGACGCGATCAACATCAACTTTGAAGTTGTAGAGCGCACGCCTGACAGGTTCACCTACTTGAAGCCGAAGGTACGAGGACACTATCAGCAGGTGGTGCATTTCAGCGCTACCCTCCCACATCGAGCGACCCTCGATTATGCCGCCATGGTGGATCGGGAAGCTGTGCTCATCAAGACGACGGGGGCTGGGATCACTACGTCGATTCCCTTCGATCAGGATGGATGGACGTTTTTCTCGGAAACCGAAGTTGAATTGTCTACGGGTACGAAGTACCTGAGTCTTGGTGAGACGGCGCTGTTTGATGCGGAAGCGGAGTACGAGATCAGCTACTGCGTGAAGTTCCAATTCACTACGGCGCCGATACGCATTGCTGATGTGTCTTCGGCCTATGCGCTCTTGCCGTATGCGTACAAGACTCGCTTCGTAGAGGAGAAGAAGGAGGATGTAGAGCAGGTGTTGATCCTGAACACGTTGCGGCAGGCGAAGCTGAAACTGCCTGCCATTCAGGATCAGGCTCTTGCGGAATTGACGAGCGCTTTGGGTGGGGATACGGAGATACTGTCGGATGACACGTGGGGATTCGTGGATAAGAACACGGTGGAAATTTTCCTGGGGACATTCAATTTTGCCGCCATCTACACGCTGACATACAAGTCCTCGAAGCTCGTGATCACCACTGGTCCCGACTGCGAACCGATGGAGTTAGACGGTACGGAGCTTCAGGCTGGTAGTTTGTCTGTGTCCGGAACGCTTGTTGCCATCTTGACCCCTCCGCCCTCGTCCAGCTCCGGTCTTGTGGGTATGTTCGTCAGTGACACGGTGGACAACGCTGGCAGTGACAAGATCGGGTTCGATGGCTTCGTGTGGAGTTCAACATCCGACGCACAGTCGCAGACACCTCTCGCCTTCACGGCGACGGACCTTACGGTTAGATTGTCGGCGGCGCTTGCAGGAACAGAGACGCTCACCATCACGTTCTACGTGAACGGGTCGCCGTCGGCTCTCGCGGTGACGTTCAACTCAGGCACTACGAATGTGGTAACGACCACAGGCGCGTCGGTGACGGTTGCGGATAGTGATTTGGTTCACTTCGTCGCCACCTTGGGCGGTGGTCTGGTTTCTGCGACGGTCCGCAGTGTCGAGCTTGGATTTGAGGTATAAGGAGTAGGCATGTCATCGTTCATCACACACGCGCTGCTATATGGCTGGGGGACTGACAGCGGGAACGCGAACCTCTTTGGGAACAACACCGGGAGTAACTTCCTCACGAACGGCGACTCGTCGCCGGGATGCGACTGGAACCCGATTCCGGCCGTTCTCACCTTGGAGCGGCTGGCTATTCGGGTGTCGGCGGCCCCAGGCACCAACTTCACTTTCCAGGCGACCAAGGGAATCCCTCGGACACCTATGGGATCAACGGTTGTACTGTTGAGTGGTCAGCAGAGTGCGGAGGGGAACATCGGAGTTACAGCGAGTCAGCCGGTAGTTGTAGGTGATCTCAGCACAGAGGCATTCGGATGGAACGGGACCTCAGCGGGCGGTAGCATAAACGGCCGTACCATGTGGAAGTATTCGCTCGCTTCGCCCTTTGACAAGTACAACATCATCGCGTCGGGTTTCAGCAACACGGTTTTCTTCAACTCAACGGCTACAAGGTTCCTCGCGATCAACTCCCCGGTGTCTTCTTCGGTGGAGACCAGCATGCAGTCTGCAATCGTGATCCCTGGAACGTTCAAGTACCTTCTTGTCGTCATTTTGAATCAAGTTGGACTTATCGGTCCTCCTCCGACTGCTGGTGATTCGACATACACCGCTACCTTGAATATCAACGGGAGTCCAGCGATCACTATTACGGGGCTCAATAACTCGACCTCAACGGCATTTGGGCTGAACACGACGACTTCTGCGGCGGTCGTCTCTGGAGACTTGGTGGACTTCTCGTTTACTACGTCAGGACCCTTTGACACTGATCACAGAGGGAGAGTGTACGCCGCTGTGGGCTTCTTACCGTCGTAGGCTATGAATGAAGTCTACGAAATCGCCCTGAGCGAAGATGGACTCGCGTATACAAACTTCGAGTCGTTCACCCCGGGCGAGGTGCGGCTCCTCGCCAACTTCGTCAAGTTCCGCGTCACCGTATTTGGGGACTTCGCGGAGGATGATTTTCGCCTTCGCGGCTTCAGTGGGATTGTAGACGACGCGACGACCGTCGTCGGTGGATTTGGCGTCTCTCCCTTTGGTCGTTATCCCTTTGGGGATGGTGGTATCTGTCTCGAAGACAGTAGCGGCGACCTAAGCGGCAATCTGCAACTCACTGGCTTGCTCGATGTCGTATTCGCTGAGAATCTCTCTCAGTCTACTACAGGCACCTTGGCGCTTGTCGGTACACTTGCGGCGGACGCTACCTTCTTCTCCAGTGAGAGTGGGTCGCTAGCTGCTTCGGGTAGTGTGACTACGATCCTGACCGATTTTTCGCTCGGCGTTTGGATCAGTACGAGCGGAACAGTAGGTTCAATCACAGCATCGACTTCAAACCCTTTCGTTTCTATTGCTTCCAACAACGGTGCATTCACATCTGCTTCAAGTGCGCAAGTTCGGATGCCTTCCGGAGCTACAATTACAGCAATCTATGTGCTGTTGACGGGGAACGTTTTAGGAACCGGGGCTGCAACGTTCCATTTGAACATTAACGGAAGTACATCGAACGCATTGAACGTTGTGATACCGAGCGGTTCGTCATCGGGGAACAATACCGGGAGTGTCGCGCTTGTTGCGGATGATCTCGTCTGTATTGAGGTCACATTTACCGGCACGACAAGCACCGCGAACATTCGTGCAGTGACTATAGCATACATGGTGCCAAACTAAATGACGACTTTCGCACACTTTCGGGGGCACTCTGCAGGAGCGAATCGAGTCGCGTTGTGGGGACCTGGGCGAAGTAGTGGAACGGATATTGGATCGCGGTTGTTTGTACCAAAGCCGACGACGCTTGGTGATGCGACTCTCCAAGGACCGAACGCTCCGGGAGCGGGGAAGACCTATACGATTCAGGCAAAGGTTTCCGGTTCACTCACCGGGCCTGTAGTGACTATCTCTCACCCGAACCTTGGGGTTCGGACAACGTTGGCGGTTTCTGTTCCGGCGATAAACACTGCTGATCCAACCGTCAATGCGCTCGCGCAGGCTGGGACAAGTGGTGGGCCTCCTGCCGAGGCGATCTTCGCTGGATTTGCGTACACGGTGGACTCTCCAGACAACGTATTCTGCTGGGTCAATGCGCAAGACGGTTCTTCCAATCTAGGGCTCGCAGCTACTGATTTATTTGTATCCTTTGAATGGGCGGGGACATCTGGTACGGGACAGTCAACGGTCGGATCGGCACAAGTCCCTTGGCCTGCAACAGGTACGCTCAAGTATTGCGCGGTTGCCTACGATGAGAACATTGATGGGAGTGTGGAGCTTGCCTTGAGTAAGAATGGGTCGGACACTGCGCTTATTTTTTCTCTCCCCACAACGGGGGGGACAGGAACCAAGCTCGTGAAGGATTTGACCACTAGCGTAAGTGTGACCGCTGGGGACTTGTTGGCGTGGCGGTACAAGCGTACATCTGGAGCGTCTATAATGTTTTCGGTGGGTATTATACTGGGCTTTACAAATCCGTAGTCATGATTGAGCTATACGAACTTGCCTTGAGCGACGATGGCGTGACTTTCTCCGGCTTCGAACCGTTTGATCCTGGAGAGGTGCGCGATCTTGCCAAGTTTGTGAAGTTCCGCCTCACGCTGTTTGGTGACTTTGCGGAGGACGACTATCGTCTACGTGGGTTCAGCGGAATCGCGGACGATGCGACTCTCCAGGAGGGCGGGTTCGGCATTTCGCCGTTTGGACGGTTCCCCTTCGGGGATGGTGGTGTGTGCTTGGAGGGAGTAGAAGATAGCATCCAGGGTGATTTGGACTTGAGTGCATCCCTTGATATCGAGGTTACTCTGGCGGAGTCGGCGTCGTTGGGATTGAGTGGAGCGCTCGTGATGGTTGAGACTGACGTGACTCTCAAGGCAGTGTCGGGGTCGTTGGGATTGAGTGGGACGCTTGCCGTGGCAGTTATCATTTCAGAAGCGGGAACAGTTACCCTTAGTGGTGATCTCTCTACGGCAACGACGGGGGAGAGTATGTACTCGTGGTGGAGTATACCCAATCCGCCTCTTGGTGTCGGGTCGAGGTTCTATGCAGAACGAAACGGAGCGATCACAAACATCTACGCATGGTCGAGCGACGCTCCTCCGAACCAGGCCACCTTCAACGTATTGAAGAACGGAGCGACGATCTATACCTCCAACACGAAGCCGTCCATCTCAGGAGGTGCGACGTTGGGACCTGACACGACGCCTAACACGACGGCATTCGTGAAGGGGGACTACTTCACGATTCAGATCACATCGACGGGCGGCTTGGTGGTAGGCACCTTTGGAGTTGTTATCGAGTTCGAGTCTACTATTGCGTAATAGAGGGATATTATGGCGAGCAAGGGATCGTTTGTCTGGATGAGTCGTTGGGTGCCCGCCACGGGAGCGGGGTCGCAGTTCTACGCTGATCAGAATGGAACTATTACGAATATCTACGCTTGGGCGGCGGATGTGGCCCCAACGACTCAGGCGACCTTTGACGTGCTCAAGAACGGCGTCAGTATCTACACGTCCAACCCTAAGCCTACCGTGGCGGCCTTAGCCCAGCTTGGAGCTGACACAACTCCCAACACCACCAGTTTCGTGAAGGGGGACTCCTTCAAAGTGGTCGTGAATTCTGTAGGGAGTATCGTAGACGGTCGTCTCGGCGTCGTCATCACCTTCACCAACCCATAGGAGGATTCATGTCGTGGAAACGGGGACCTTGTAGCATTTGTGGGAGTAGCGACGTGAGTTGTTGTGATGAGGGTCGAAGAGACCCTCCAAATCAGCCAAAATAGTTACAAATTCTGTAGGGAGTATCGTAGACGGTCGTCTCGGCGTCGTCATCACCTTCACCAACCCATAGGAGATTGATCAATGGCAGTAACAGTCGGTAGTCAGGGGTCGCAGGTTGGCAATGCAGCAACCACCTTTAGAAGTACCCTTCAAACACTGCTGCTCGCGGCTGGGTGGACTGAGATGCCCTACGTTGGGGGCGGCAGCCCTGTCACTGCGGCCACTGCCGGCACTGACGGCACTGTACGTGTGTACTACAGTTCCAGTACAACAGTCGCGACCAACGTGTATACGGGTCAGATCATCATGATCGAGGCGCTGGATACCACGGGCGCGACGGCGTTCGCTACCAACACGGCGGGTAACAACAACCGGACAGGACCGGCTGTTCGAATTCGAATCTGTGAGGTGTACGACGACGCGGCGACTGGCACTCCGGCAAACAAAGTGAAGTATGCCGCTCAGGGGATTTCGGCAGCGAGCGTTTCTCAGACCCCCAATGCCAACAACGCGAGATCAGACTCTTTTGGACCGATCTTTACAGTGACCGATACGATTACGAGCACGACTCCCTCTGTGGGGTGGGTTCATCTCCAACTTTCAGAGTCTGGATTTGGCTACTGGATAGGAGCGGACGCGACTCGGTTACTGGCGTCGGTGAACTCCAACGGCGGAATGATGGCTCTGTGCGGGAAAGTTGAAACTCTTCTCGCTACCGGAGATACAGTTTCTGTGTATCTCGCGGGCAATAGCGTCTCGACAGCCGCGACCACTCAGGCGTGTTCGTGGCTTATTGGCACCGGGACATGGGGGGGTGTGCGTTGGTCCCGTGAGCCGTTGATAACTGCCTCCACAACAGGGGCATTCGTCGGTCACATCTATGGTCACTTGTCCCAAGTTGATGTTACGGCCACCAACGCGGTGCTGGGTAAAATAGGAACAACCCACAAGTACCACACCACGCAAGTCGCGCATCCAGCGTTCTTGCATGGGATTGCGTCCACTACGAGTATTGGTGCGTCGTTACGGTCGTATCGAGCGAAACTGAACGGCTTCGTTGTAGGATGGGGCAATGCGAATGCAACGATAGGTGACACGTTGACGATTGGTGGGGTTGCGTATATCATTGTCGGCAGCACGGAGTTCCCCGGTGCCTCATCGTTTGAGTGTCTTCTTGCCGTCCATCCGACATCGGTGTTCTAATGGCTGATACAGCAGCAGTAGCGTTTTTGGCGACCGATCATTACGGAGACCCCTCCAACCAGGGTCCGGCCGACGCGACCGAGGTAACGGCGGTGTCTTTCAACGTTGTGTTGGTAAACGATGACGCCGAACCCAACGTCGCAGGTCCCCACGGTGTGTGGGGCGTCGTAAAAGGATAAGGAGGAAGCATGGAACGGACGCTTTACACAGATGGGGTTGAGGTAGACGCAAGCGACCTCACCAACACGGAGGACACCAAGGTTGAGGAGATTCTTCTCACTCGCCAGGTGACGACGCGCTACGGCGTCATTGATGGGCTCGGTTGCTCGACCAGTGGCAATCGGATCACTGTGGACACGGGGCGCCTCCTGTTCCGTAATGGCGAGGTGGCGGTCCTCACTTCCCCCATCATCAACATTGTGGGGGCCTCCTTCGAGGGAGGGGTCAGCACCTTCGTTGGTCTGCGCTTGGGGGAAGTCACTTCCAACCCGAAGCCTCACGAGGTGGACCCAACCATCTTCGACACCCGCGCAACGCCGAAGATTACTGCGGAGTTGTTTGTTGCCTCCGACCCTAGTACTGCGGCGAGAGCTAGGGCGCTCCAGGCGGCTATCGACGCGGAGTTGAACGACGCCAACTTCGTCCTCCTGTCCGAATTCGCGGGCGTGGGCAATGGACTCACCCGTGTGACGGTAACGCCACAGCCTCGCAGTAAGGGCGGCGACGATCCATTCCGCTCTCCCTCGAAGACCAAGAATCAGAAGACGGCCCTCGTGTCGATATACCTCGACAACACGAATGATCAATTCCCTGTCGCGTCAGCCGAAGATCATTTCCACCGCAGTCTCATTGGTTCGGGCATCCCGAACCCTCAGAACGCGCACGGCACGACTCTGACGGACATTGGTGGAGACGCAATACTGGATCAGGCCATCACGAAGCACCAGCGTGAATTCCACGCGAATGGCATCATTGGTTTGGAGTCTTTGGAGGATGAGTTCGCGGAGACGAACTTCTCGTCTGGCTCTTTCGCTTGGGGTATCGACCAGACTTCGAGCGCCGTCACGGTTCATGATCTTCTCAACGTAGATGATGGGGTGCCTCAGGATGAGGTACTGGTCATTCAGGGTAAGGAGTTGAAGAAGGGGCAATCGAATACTATCCCGGACGGAGACAAGGCGCCACGGATCAGTTTTGCGAGCGTTACCGTGCCGGGTCTCTACTACATCTTCGCGCGATGGGGTTCAAATGAAGCAGGCGGGATGCCCGTCTTCGACAAAATGTTCAAGGATGACTTTGACCTTTTATGTGTGGACAGTGATGGAAAGAAGGCCTGGTTGAACAACGCCGTTGATCCCACTGTGGTCGATGTCGCCATTGGTCCGGAGCGGAAGTTCTACGTCATCGGTCTCGTCCAGTGGAATGGATCGAGTGCTTTCACGAACCTCGCCACGAACCCGATGATCACCATTCCAGGACCGAGCGGCGATCTGCTCTACAAGACGGGTCTTCCGGCAGGACATCCGTTCCAGATACCCATCAACAAGAAGGTTCTTGACCTTCGACGCTTCGGGAGTGTGACGAACGAGACAGTGCAGAAGCGGACGATCCGCCTTGACCGCCTCACGCAAGTTTTGGTTACGGAAGACGACTTCATCGTCCATTCGGGCACCCGTATCGTTAGCGGATCGCCTGTAATGGCGCTTGTCAACTCAAATAACCATGCGACGCCTGGTCCAGACAACTCGATCCTTAAACATCTCACTGACTTCGATGCGGATCGCCTCTTCGGTCATAGGCCGGCAATTGGTACATCGGAGCACGGCCGCTCGCAGCACAGTGGGGGTCTTGATGGCTCCTTCATCCCCCTTGATGAGGAAGCGGTCAACTCGGGGTTTCAGTCCGCTGCGGATAAGTGGCGTCAAACCTTCTTGACCATGACGTTGATGAAATGGGCAGACCTCCAGACTGTGCAAGGCGCGGCCGGTGACACGCTTGCGATGGGCGACGCGGCGGCGGTATCCACTCGCGACGCACTCGCTGGTGGCGCAGGATCATACATTGTTTATCGGCGCGGCGAATTGCGTAACTTTGGGGCGAATGTTCACCATCGTCCTGCTAACCTTGGGCCGCCGCACACACTCTCGATCTCTTTCGTCGTCTTTTCCATAAGCGGTGCCGCCCCCTCAACGCTTGTGACAAATGCCCAAGAATGGTCCACCCTCACTGTGGACGATCAACTCCCAGCGCTGGGGTTCGTGTCTGATGCTTCGATCGTCAGTCGGTCATGCACCAATATCGTAGATGTCCTGACGATTGAAGCTACTCCGGCTGCCCCGAAGTTGATTTCTTGTGTGCGAACCAAGAATTCAGCCGCCGATACGGGAGCCAATGTGTGGAAAGACCTCACGGTTACGGCTGAATTCCACTACACGTCGTAGTCATGCTGACGAAGACGCCGAATGGGCTCCCGGAGATTATCCAGACCTTCGGGGACATCCATGACCCACAGTTCGAGGCGAAGAACATCGTCTCCTTCGACTTCCCCTACCCGATCCGGTATGAAGGCGTGCCAAAGACTCGCTCGCGCTGTCACAAGTTGCTCGTGGAGAACTTCATCGCCGTGTTCAAGGACATCCAGGCGGCTGGACTCGTGGACCCATGGGGGAATGACTACTCGGGTATCTACGCGGTCCGTCCGATACGGGGCTACCCGCAGTTTCCAAGCCTACACAGTTTTGGAATAGCTATCGACTTTGAAGCCGCTGACAACCCTCTCGGGAAAAAAGGGCACATGCACCCTGGGGTGATTGCCTGCTTCAAGCAGCATGGGTTTTTTTGGGGTGGGGATTTCGTCCATCGTCTCGATCCGATGCACTATCAGATGGCGACAGGGTATTAGCTGGGCCGAGAGGGGTAGACATGAAGAAGAACATTTTCCTGACGAACATCCTCCAGTCGGTCGCCATCGCGCTCATCTTGGGCGTACTTGGCGGTCTCTGGAAGACGTATCTTGACGTTCATGACTTGCAGACTAAAGTGGAATGGTTGTACTCGTACCAATTCCCTGCGAGGGGTGGAAAATGAGTCTGGGAGGCATGTCTCACGGGAGCAGTGCCGGCTTTGAAGGGATCATCTCCCACAACAACACCAACCCCATCACCCCCATCACCCCCACGTATTTTTGGTGCCTAGTGCATGGCACGTACTCATGTTGGTGCTTGTCGGGATGTACGAACGGGACAACTATCAGCGTCAACACTTGGACGTGCGCGCAATGTGGGCTGGTTTGCCTTATGGGCACGTATCACTTCTGCACGACTACGGCCCCTGGCACCGTCCGGTGGGTAAATCCAGCAGGCAATCAGACGATCAGCTTCCCCCTCCCCGAGTGTGCCTTTTGCGACAAGCTACTGGAGTCCGACGACAAGAAAGTGTGCAAGGAGTGCCGGGGTGTCTTTGAGGCTTGGAAATTTTTGTCCAAGAGGGATGAGTCAGAGCCTGACAAGGAGCCTGAGGGGTGAAGATCGCTATTGTCGGCAGCGGTAGGCTAGCTGGCTCGAAGGCTGCCCGAGAGATAATACGCAAAACTCTGAGCCAGTTCCGCCCATCGGCGGTGCTCCTCTTCCCAGGGCACGACAGCTTTAATGCCCTCGTCCGCGCACAGGCAGCCTCGCTGGGGCTCGTTGTGGAGGCGATGCAGCCTCCTAGACCCTTCTGGGTCGGTGCGTGCCTCCCAAGCATCCGCAAGCGGCTTGCTCGTGGACTCTACGCTAGGGCTATCGCCAAGGATGTTGATTTGGTCCTCGCGATCAACGCGGAGGGACACGGGGGTGCCTCGTATTCACAATTACTTGAGGCTGTCGAAGAGGCAGTGGTTGTGACCCTCAGACCTTGCGACGAAGCGTAGCTTTCCACCAGCCCAGCCCGTCATCCTGTTCTTCACGAACGAAGTCCTGGTAGATATTCGGGTAATCGGTGGATACGATCCGCCCCACCTCGTCAAACACCATCCTGATCTCGATCTCTGCCGCGGGGTCTGTTCGTTGCTCTAGGACGTGACGGAGGTTCCGGTGGTTCGTTGTCCACACGATATTAGTCGCGATGCCGTCCGGGATGATCCGTCGTAGGGCCGATGTCGCCGCCTTCTTCTGCGGCATGGTCATGTGTTCCCAATCGAACGTTCCTTCCAGCTTCTTGTAGTGTGCTTCCGTGTCCCTCGCAGCACACTCTACGACGCTCCGCTGTTCCTCAGTGAGTTCATCCGGTAGCCACATCCCGATATCTGTGACGCGCACGTAGCGCATCGACTCCTGGCTGATTGCGACGCCGACTCGGTGTCGCACAAGCTCGTGGGTGAAGATGCGGCTCACTTTGAGGAAGGCGAAGGTGAGGGAGGCGTGCTCAAAGATCGAGCCATCGCCTTTCGATAGGGTATTGGCGAGGTATTCCGCCGAGTCGGTCCGCACCTTGGTGAGGTTCGGATTGACACCGATGCCGTATGAACGATAGCAGAGGCGCCCGGCTATTTCCGTGAGGGCCTCAGAGTCGTTACCATCCATCACGTTTTGCATGTGCGGCGTATTGCCGTTCAGCACGTTGAGCATGGACGTGACGGCGAGGAGGTCTATCGACGTTTCTGCGATTTTGAAGACTTTCGGCTTGGTTGCGTGCATCGGGCGATCTCCTTTTCTACTGCATCGAGATAGACGTTGATGTTGTCGATGTGGGCCTTCACGACTTTGAGCGGGCGGTCGTTTGGACTCCACTGCGCGATGGCGGTGTGCTGTATTCTGGCGCGTAGGCGCGCAGTGTCGAGCCGCTGGCGAACATCGACGGGGTTATCGCGCGGGACGATCTTCGGGGCGTCGTTCATTGATGGCGTTCCTCATCACGAAGTCGGGTGCGGCCTCGTTCGGTTTGTTTTCCTCTTCGAAGATGACCACAGGAATCTCTCCCTTGATGCCGAAGGAGATGACTCCTGCAAGGTACTTCTTGCCCTTGCTGTCAGTCTTCCACCAGAAAAAGCCGCACGGTATTTTATTTTGGTCGCGTGTCATGTGTTCCTCCTGTGAGTCCGATCAGTTCCCGCAGCCGGGTGTGCTTGATCGCGATGTGCTCGCGCCATTCTTCGATGTGTGCGAGGAGTAGTTTGACGGGATAGTGCGTGAGAGGATCGCCCTGGAGCTGGGCGTTGAGGAAGGCAACGGTCTTGTGGTGAAGTTGGGCGGCGATCGTACTCTGAAGAGCTTCTTCGAGCGCTTGGACGCTGTTGGCTTTAGGATGCTTGGGCGGGTTTTCCGGCATAGGCTCTATCCACCTTCGCCGGGGTGACACTCGACTCCATCGAGAAGAGTCCTTGGACGGCCATAGCGAGGAGGAGTTCGGGAGTGAGGGTGAAGTTGCGGATCACGCCGACGATCTCGTTGAGGACTGGCTGGAGGTGTGGGAATACTTGTTCCGGGAAGCCGGCGGCGAAGAAACTCTGGAACGCGCCGTTGTTCCCGTGGTTCACGAACAACATCGTCTCCGTCATGATTTTAGGCTCGAAGATATTCTCCATTGCGACGACGAAGTTCTTGATGGCGTCGGGGTCGTTGTAGGGGACTTCCCACACGGCGAATTGTCTGCCTGTGGTTATGCGGAGGACCATTTTCGTGTGGAGTCGCCTGGCACGTTTGGCAGCGCGCTGCGCATAGGCGAAGAGGGACGCTGTATCCAGTTGGAAGGAGAATATCACGTCACACGTCCTCGTTGTCTATCGAACGGAAGTCGCCTGAGAGGACGGCTGGGTTGACTTCGAATTGTGTATTGTCGTGGGAATACATCTGGGCGTCCCGTTCACTGGTCCTAATGTACCCTCTTTCGCAGAGGAAAGTCAATGCCGCAGTCGCCTTCTCACCGGCCGTCCCGAGATGTTGGATAGCTTCGTTTTTGTGAAATGATGCGATTTCCTTTTCGCGAATCCATTTCACGAGCACAATGGCGTGGTTTTTGATGGGATCGGACTGCATTTCTTCGAAAGCGGCGACCATGTGCGTCATGAACCAAACGCCCAGCGTGACACCATCCTCGACGGTCTTTGGCATGATCGGGAAGCACCATACGTCTTCTGGTTGTTCGCAGTGTTCGATATTTTCTACGATGTGCAGCAGCCCAATGAGGCGCGCGGTGTTGCCTGGGAGCTTCCCGAGCCACTCGCGCTTGTCGTCGTCGAACGTGCGTAGGAGTTCTGCTTCGATGCTTTCGTTGAATTTGAGGAAGCCGGCTAGAGCGTCATCATCGAAAGCGATGACGTTCACACCGTCGTATCTTTTTCCATCAGCGTCAATGTGGTATTCGGCCATGTTGAGATTCAAGAGTTTTCTCAGGTGACTCAAGTACGCGCCACGAATCTCGTGGTCGAGATTGTTCGGGTCGTAGTTGTATGGGTCGAAGTCGATCTTCCGCTTGCCAATGTTGTCTTCAGGGAAGCAGTACAGGATGCGTGCAAGCAACCCTTGGTCCGCCGCATCCCCGATGGCGACTCCACGCATGACTTTTGGCTGGACGGCAAGACCTACGGTGAGGATTGGGGCTTTAAGCCATTCGCTTGGTCGTCCAACACGGTCTACGGCTTTCGAATCACCTGACCAGCCTTTGATGTAGATTGTCGCGTCGGCTTGACTCTTGTACTTCGCGCCCATCTGCTTGAAGATGTCGTTGCCGTCTGCCGACAGGATGGCGATACGCTCGCGGTTGCGGAACAAGAGCGTGGCGAGTTTCTCGTTCGTCACGTCATCCGCGAGGAGCCGCGATACGTCTTTGTTTTCGAGTTCCGTTACTTTCGCTTGAAGTTCCTCTGCTCCCGGCGGGAGAACCCGGGATTCGCTTTTGGCGAATTCCTTCTTCAGTTTCTCTAGGCGCATCTTGAAGCCTTCGCGCAGGAATTGAAGACCGGATTGTTCCTTGGTGTAGGTTTCGATAAGTCCATTCTGGTATTCAAAGAGCGGCTCTGTAACAGCCGTGAAGGTTGGGCTCTTTCTGCTCGACGGGGGACACGCGACGACCGTGTAGAGGTTGAGGGTCTCTTTCCATTTTGGAGTGATGCGAACGATGCCCTTCTTCGCAACGCACGTGGCGATCGTCGAAAGCACGATAGTTGCCACCATGCTGGTGGGAACTTGAATCCCTTGCGCCACCATCTTGATGTAGCGCTCAAGCCACACGG